TTGTCATTCTCCTCATGTTCAGCAAAGCAGTCATCGCATACTGGGTATTCTTCATCGCTGCTCTTGTCTTTAATAAACTCAGCGGGGTGATAGTCGTTATCCTTCCACTGGTCACAGTGTCTGCAATTATACATGCTCATAACTCTCTCTCCTTTCCAAATGCTTTCATATAGTTCTCTCGCATTACATTAATGTCCTGAGCATAGTACTCATCACGAACCTGCCTAGTGACTCTTTGTGTCAGTTCAGATAGCGACATACAGTATACTTGATACTCTACCAGTTCGTCAACCATATCTTTCGCTGTTGGCTCATACCAATCATCACCCTCTTCCGTGTACTCATAGCCTATTAGACCCTCTTTAATCCTGCTCACTGTATACCCTCCCATAGGTTACCATAATGAATGGCAAGTATAATAGAATGCCTTGGAAAGGTAAAGCCGTCACCTCTTCCGTTACATTATTTATTGTCCAGACTGCCCTACTGTCAGCGAATTCAAGGAAAAACCCGCACCCATTAATCAGCTCTATTGATAAATGTCTACCGAATATAATCATTGCTCTTTCTCCTCTTTTAGCTTAATGTCTGCTAATGCTTCCGCTATTTCCCATTGCTCCATCGGTGGATAATCATCGTCATCCGTTAAATCTTCGTCACCGTGTAGCCAGTCCTCACAACTGCCATTCCAACCACCATTAATACTCATCACTTATTCTCCTTTTCGTCATTGCCCCACCTTGAATGTTTTTGAAACGCACGACATTTCTCGCACCAAACTTTTGCTTTGTCGGATTTCACTTGATATGTACAAGTACAGATTCTCCGCCACCCCAATATTTCCGTTATTTTACACATTAATTTTTTCATTTGATTCCCCCATCTCCCATCACTACCACTATAAATGTATACCAAACCAGTGTCAATAGCAAACCACCACAACCTAAAACTGTCCAACCAATAGCAGTGACAATAAACTGCTCTCTTTTTTGCTTGCGTAATTCCTTAAATGTCAGTAGTTTCTTGTGCTTATTCATAATACACCTCGTATATGCTCCTGTAATGCGTTCTAAGAGCCTTTAGCTTGATTTATGGGTTACCCTACTGGTCGCCCTTAGAACGCCTTAGACGCTCTTCCTGTATAATCAACTCGCTTTGCCATACTGCCCAACATGAGCCAATTAATACTAATGCGGCCATCAATTCCATTATAATTTGCATAATTTAACCCTCCTCTGCTTGGATTTCTTGTTTCAGTTTAATAAAATGGTGTGGATAAGCATCCTCTAAAAACTTTCTGTAGTCAATTCTCAACTCTTCCGCTTTCTCAGGAGTCTCAAATAGTACCGCCTCGTTAGTGTCGAGCATCTTAACCCACAGACGCTTTTTCCACAGACTATAGAGCATTGCTTGCATAATTTAACCCTCAGTTGGTGTAAATACATAAAGATACTGCTTTACAATGTCGCGTTCATGTTCCTTTAGTCCAATCCAGATAGCGGCCTGAGCATTCCTAAATAAGACTATACGCGCCTGTATGTCGTTTGTATAGTCAATATGCTTTGCATCCTTAAGGTTGCGTTCGTTTAGCCTAATCTCGTACTCGAGGCCGTCCAATGTCTCTGCTACTTGTTTGTATTTCATGCGGTCACCTGAAAGGCTGATTTAACTGCTGATATGTATTCATCGGAGGCACAAACCATAGAACCATCGGATAATACACATATATCATAGGGTTCTATTCTCACCACGCGCAACCACGCATCATTTGAACCATTAAAATTATTCCATAACTGTATGAAGTCACCCTCGAATATAATCATTTTATGCTACCTCCATAACAACATTTGTACAGCTATAGGACTCGCAGTGTTGTGTTACTGATGTTTCGTGACAACCATTCCACCCTAAGTAGGTTTCGGGGTTGTCTGTTTTGTTGCAATGATCTGAGCAATAAACTTTAAGGTCTACTACATCGCCCTTTGCGTCTTCTATATAGTGTATATGTGCCATGATTATACTGCTCCCGATAAGTTGTCTAAGGACTCTTGCGCTACGGCTTCAACGTCCCCCAATACCCCTTTGAGCCACTTATTAACGTGCTTTGTAGTCGTTACGCTGTACCATGTAGCAGTCTTAATGTATCTGCCACTAGGTAGCATTGCTGCAACAGGTGTTGAGTAGCTGAATAAAACCACTGCGCCATCGTTTGTCGTTAGTTCCGTCATGTTACTAGCTATGTTTTTAATGTTCATCTCGACTTACCTCTGTTTTGTGTTGCGTTAGTAGTTGGTTTAACAATAGGCACCACCTTAACCGATGCCTATAAGTAATGCAACTATTTAGCCATCTCTGCCGTATGTTCTTCTATTGACTGTACTAAATCTGCCATTTGCTCAGGTGTATAGTGAAACTCTTCATCTACCAACGCCAGTACATAACGAGGGTCTGACAGTTCATTATAAAAGTATTCATCATTAAATACATGTAGCGATAACTCTTTGGCGCTGTAGTCTCTTAAGTTTAGCATGGTCTATTGCTCCGTATCAGTGTAGATTGTTAGTGTATCATAAATATGTTGTGGACAGTTAGTCCAAATGCCTTTGCATATTGTCCAACCTAATGCAAGGATAACATTAGTTAACTCTATATCATCAATGTAAGTATTCATTTTGTCGCCTCGCGTTTAATTATGTATGCCCATGCAATCACGTTGGCCGCGATGCACATTAATAACCCATCTGTTAAATATTCCATGCTGTATTACTCCTCTGTAGTTGGGTCTTACTACGCCCTAAGGCGTTTCATCACGCCACCTCCCACACTGTGTTGAAGCCGAAGCCGTTGTTAGCTAGAGACTCCTCTAAACTTCCGATACCGCCAGCCTTGATCCAAGACCGAACAAACTCACGCTTAGTTTCTTCAGTAGCATTGAGTTCTACCATGTATGCCTCAATTACAGCGGCATCCACATCAACAGTAAATTCAATTTTAATTTTCATCGTTGTATTACTCCATTGGTCTTGGTTAAGTGCAGGGGTTTCCCTACTTGATAAATCTATAGTAACAGACTAGACAACCATTAACAATGATTTAAATGCATGACCTTGTGAAACTATATGCGTCTAGTGCATAGGCTATATGCTGCCTTTAATATACGCGCCCACGCACGCGAGTAACACATAACAAAGACAATTACTAATACTATTTTAGTATATAAACACGTTTAGTTATTACTTTATTAACATTAAGATATGCCGTGGCTCTAAGAGTCAGCACTGGCGCGGCTTGTAGCAAATGCCAGCGATTAGCATAGGTATCTATATAAATGTATAGGCCGACACTAGACTCGCTTAGACGGCCCTTGTGGGGCTTGTGTCAGCATATAGACGCCAGTGATAGTGCATCGGTATGACATCAGTCAGGCTTATGGGTACTTGGCTTAGGTATAGCCAAAGGGTACCCGCACGCATCCCCACACTTGTCTAATGTATATACAATTGATCCCAAAGGCTCCGCATGTTCCACTAATGGCTACTTGTATATACATGCGCGCCAAAGGCTCCTCGCGTATCCCCTAGGCTCCTTATGTAGTACGCGAGGACAGGCCGCAGGTGCCTTGTGTATAACTTATGTATAACCTGTGGATAACATGCGGAGCCTGTGGGTAAACATGTGCAAAACCTGTGGATAACTTTGGGGGCGGGGGGCCGCTGGGGAATCCCTGAGATGTTACTGTACCCGCCAGCATACAAAATAGTACCAAATGAGCCTTTAGCTTGACATAAACAGCAGTATACTAGACACGCATAAGACTGACACAAGAGCCTTATAACCCTTTGATATACATAATGTAACACAGAGTTAGCCATAAGGCTGCTAATGTAGTCTAAAGGACACGCGAGTAATGTAGAGCCAAGGGCATACTCGACACGAGCAATGTGTCTAAAGTACCTAGCTTGAAAGATAAGTAAAATAAAGCTTGACTTTTGGTTTAGAATATGATATAATAATAAGTATACTAAGTTATAATTTACTAAACATTAGATAAAGCTACTTAAGACTACTTAATCTAACCTTTAAGTATTAACTTTAAAGATATAATTAAAGAATAAACTTAAAGGATGCTTAAGTATACTTAAGTACTCTAAGGGGTATAATTTGAGTAGTGATTTAGAGTCAGATAAAAAAGAAATAGTAAAAGTTAAAAAAGGTAGACCTAAGAAGAAGACAATACTCTCAAAGACTAAAGGCTCTAGGAACAAGGTAGGTCGGCCTTTAGGCGATGCTTCAGTCATCAATGAGTATAAGGCTAGAATGTTAGCTAGTCCTAAGAGTAGAAAGGTCTTGGACGCTATACTGTCAGCAGCTCTTGATGATGATCATAAGAATCAAGCAGCGGCATGGAAACTCTGTATGGATCGCTTACTACCAGTCAGCTACTTCGAGAAAGATAAGGCTACTGGCGGCAAGAGTGCAATCAGTATATCAATTACTGGCGTGGGTGGAGAAACTACTATCATCTCCGGCAATGAGAGTGACCCTATTGACGGAGAATGTAATGACATCTAGCACGAGCATTGATCAAGAGCTAAAGTACTTTGCTAGGTCAGAGTTCTCATGTCAGTACACAGGTGAGAATAAGATCACTGATGCTCTCCTCCTCAAGATAGACGAGCTTAGGGGCCGATGTGGTTTCCCTTTCATTATTACAAGTGGTTATAGGTCTCTTTCCCACCCAATTGAAAGAGCTAAGAAAACAAATACAGGAACACATGCACAAGGTCTTGCAGCGGATATTAGAGTTAATGATGGTACACAGAGGTTTAAGATTGTTGGGGAAGCTATTAAGATGGGCTTCACAGGAGTTGGAGTTGCTACTGACTTTGTGCATGTTGACCTTAGGGACTTGGACACTAACGAGTCTCCTGTAATGTGGTGCTACTAATTGGCTGATCTAAAGGTCGAGCTTCTTCCTTGGCAACAAAAAGTTTATGAAGACAAGACCCGCTTCAAGGTCATAGCCGCAGGTAGACGTACAGGTAAGTCAAGGCTAGCGGCATGGGCCTTGATACTAAACTGCTTGTCCGCTAAGAAAGGTCAGGTGTTCTACGTAGCGCCTACACAGGGTCAGGCTAGAGACATTATGTGGCAAATGCTCCTTGAGCTTGCACATCCAGTCATAGCTTCCAGTCACGTTAACAATCTACAGATCAAGTTTATTAATGGCGCACTCCTGACACTTAAGGGCGCAGACAGGCCAGAGACCATGCGTGGTGTTAGCCTTAAGTTCCTAGTCATGGATGAGTACGCTGATATGAAGCCCGAGGTGTGGGAGCAGATACTACGTCCTGCCCTAGCGGATCAGAAAGGTGATGCAATGTTCATTGGTACTCCAATGGGCCGTAACCACTTCTATGAGCTATATCAGTATGCTTCCATATCCAAAGATGATACATTTGTTGGCTATCACTTTACAAGCTTTGATAATCCGCTGCTCGACCCTGAAGAGATTAGAGCTGCTGAGAAATCAATGTCAGCCTTTAGTTTTCGTCAAGAGTTTATGGCATCCTTTGAAGCTCACGGTAGCGAGCTATTTAAGGAAGAGAATGTTAAGTTCAGCGAGGAAGAGCCTAAAGATGGTGACTACTACATTGCTGTCGATTTGGCAGGATTTGCAGACGTACAGAAAGTCACTACCAAGACTAGACGTTTGGATCAGACCGCTATTGCTGTGGTTAAAGCAGGTGTGGACGGCTGGTGGGTTGCTAATATCATACATGGGCGATGGGGTGTTGAAGAGACCGCAAGAAGGATCTTTGAAGCAGTCAGAGACTACCAACCCTTAGCCGTTGGTATTGAGAAAGGCGCACTAAAGAATGCCGTATACCCCTACTTAAATGATCAGATGAAGAAGAATCAAAGGTTCTTTAGGGTTGAAGAACTTACACACGGTAACAAGAAGAAAGTAGATAGAGTTGTATGGGCTTTACAAGGCCGCTTTGAACATGGTAGCATATCCTTAAACAAAGGTACTTGGAATGCACAGTTTTTAGACGAGTTATTTCAGTTCCCCAATCCACTAGTCCACGATGACTTGATAGATGCCCTAGCATATATAGATCAACTTGCAAAAGTATCATATGCTTTCGACTATGAAGAAGAAGACTACGAATTCCTAGACAAATACGCAGGTTATTAACTATGTCATTAGAAGATAAAGAGAACTTCGCTACGGAACAACACCTAGAAAACTGGGTTATACAGAAGTGTGATGGCTGGCGCGACCACTTTGAAGCTAACTACTCACAGAAGTTTAATGAATACTACAGATTATGGCGTGGTCATTGGGCGCCGGAAGACCGTACCCGCGCTTCAGAGCGTTCTCAGATCATATCACCTGCTTTACAACAGGCAGTGGAGTCCTCAGTAGCGGAACTAGAGGAAGCTACCTTTGGGCGTGGCAAATGGTTTGATATTAAAGACGATATACACGATCAAAACCCTGAAGATATTGCCATGTTGCGTAACCATCTCGACGATGACTTTAAAACAAACAAAGTCCGTAAGGGTGTCGCTGAATGTTTGATTAATGCTGCTGTATTTGGCACGGGAATTGCTGAAGTAGTGCTAGAGGAAGTAAAAGAGATGGCCCCTGCTACTCAACCTGTCATGGGTGGAGAGCTACAGGCCGTGGGTGTTACCATACGTGACCGTACCTGCGTTAAGTTACGTCCAGTGATGCCCCAAAACTTCCTTATAGACCCAGTGGCAACTGATATTGAGTCAGCCTTAGGTTGTGCTATTGATGAGTTTGTGTCCTCGCATTCCGTGGAACAACTACAGGAAAGCGGCGTCTATCGCGAGGTAGATATTACAGCAGCTACACCTGACTTTGATATAGAGCCAGATCAAGACCTAACTCGCTATGATGATGATAAGGTACGTCTTACTAAGTACTATGGTCTTGTGCCACGTCACTTGTTAAAGAAAGCAATGGCAGAGGAAGACTCAGAAGACGAGACTCTCATATCTTTAGATGAAGATGAGGAAGACACCTCATACTATGTTGAAGCAGTAGTCGTTGTAGCTAATGGCGGCACGTTACTCAAGGCCACTGAGAACCCCTACATGATGCAGGATCGTCCAGTAGTGGCATTCCCATGGGATGTAGTCCCTAGCAGATTCTGGGGCAGAGGCATATGTGAGAAAGGATACAACAGTCAAAAGGCTTTAGACGCGGAACTACGCGCTAGGATTGATGCTCTTGCCTTGACTATACACCCAATGATGGCGATGGATGCTTCTCGTATGCCTCGTGGTGCTAAACTAAACATCCAGCCAGGGAAAACTATTTTAACCAATGGTAACCCTGCTGAGATACTACAACCATTTAACTTTGGTCAAGTCAGTCAGATTACCTTCGCACAGGCACAGGCTCTACAAACAATGGTACAGACTTCCACTGGTGCTATTGATTCCACTGGCATATCCGGTTCAATCAACGGTGAGTCTACAGCTGCTGGTGTCTCTATGTCACTAGGTGCTATCATTAAGCGCCACAAGCGTACCTTGATTAACTTCCAAGAAGCATTCCTTATACCTTTCGTTACCAAGGCAGCATGGCGTTATATGCAGTTTGAGCCTGAGATGTATCCAGTAGCTGACTACAAGTTCCATACGTCCAGCTCACTAGGTATTATTGCTCGCGAATATGAAGTTACTCAGCTTGTCCAACTGCTGCAAACAATGTCTCCGGACACACCTATGTATCCTAAGCTGGTCATGTCTATTATTGATAACATGAACCTGTCAAACCGTGAAGAGCTTATACAGGTACTTGAACAAGCTAACACCCCCAACCCTGAGGCTGAACAGGCAGCACAACAGGCAGCTCAACAGGCTCAGGAAGCTCAGTTAACCTTCCAAGCTTCACAGTCTGCTGCATTGAATGGTCAGGCACAAGAGTCCGCTGCAAGGGCACAGAAGCTTTCCGTTGAAGCTCAGTCCATACCACAGGAGCTTGAGATTGATCGTATTAAGGCTGTAACAACTAACCTTAGAGCAGGAGATGCTGATGATAGAGAATTCAGTAAGCGTCTTGAAATCTCTAAGCAGTTGCTCAAGGAAAGGGAAGTAGCTGCCAAGGAAGTAAGGGTTCAACAATAAAGAAGTAATAAAAATAAGCGTAAAAACAGCTTGACTTTATTAGTCTAATGTGGTATAATA